TGAGTCCTGAAATCTCAATCTCTTGTGCTTTGCTGTATGTAGTAATATTGGAATATCTATGATACAAAAGTTCTTCAAGTGCATTGACTTCTTCGGTATTTTTCCAATAGATATCATGATTGCCTGTAATGATATGACAGGCAATGTTTCTGTTCTCTATTTGTAGAAGAAAGTCTTCTCGTGTTCTTTTGGATGTTTGATAATTGATATATTTTCTGCGATCAAACAGGTCCCCCAGATGAATGATATGTTTGATATTCTTTTCATCTAAGTGTTGGAAGAACCACTCGAAACTCTTTTTAAAGTATTCATGGAAGACTGGACTATCTCCACGAACACCCATATGAGTATCACATATCAAGGCAATTTTCATTATGCTCTCTTCTTCTTTGGTTTTCCTGAGTTGGCAGCAAAGACTTCGGAATCATATTTTCGAATAGCATCATTGATAGCTAGTCGAATATCATCCAATCTCATACGATAATTACCACGAACATAGACATTATCGGTAGAGTTCAGCAGATTATCAATTAGTGACTGTACTTGGAGTGGTATGTTTTTCATCGTCATCCTCATAAAATTTTAGAAGACCAGTTTTCATCTTCTTCCTTTTTTCTTTCTTAATTTCTTCCTTCCGTTCAAACTTACTCATGAAGACATTTATGTTATCATACATTGAAGAAGAAATCAACATAGAATCTTCTTCATCCGCAGATGCATAAATTTCAGTCATCGTTTCCTGGAAGTTCTTATAGATTATATATCTGTTCTTTTCCTCTTTACCTATTCTTCTGAGGAAAGCATAGTATATGATCTGTGTGAAATATGCGAAAGGATTTTGACTGATTTCTGGATTATAATCATTAAAGTAGAGGATGCAATTTTCGATTCCATCGGATATCATTTCATCACGATATGAATAGTTCATAAAGCATGGTTTGGTGGATAATTTATTAGCTATCTTGAAGATACATTCGCCAACATAGTCCGGTATTCGTGGCTCTTCCGAGAATGTTTTTCTAGCTTCTTGGAGTTCTTCTTTGTATTTTACAATTTCTGCAAAGAATTTCTTGTTGTCCACATAATTGATTTTTTTCTTCTTCATGATGCTGATTCCTCTTGACAATGCTTGACAGTGCTATATAATGGCTATGTCCTGCCTTGAATGAATTAGTTTATGTTGGTTAGTTCTTTTAGTTTCTTGATCTGCTTATCAAGGATATCTTTCCTATTAGGCCACTTGATCATTGGCTTATCAGCATCCTTGCTAAGGTTTATCAAAAGAGGCATAAACATCTTGTTCAATGCTTCCAATCTATTCTTTAGATCCTGTACTTCCTCATTTAGATTGGTTGATGAAATGATCTCTTCTTCATTAGAGAATGAAAATCCAAAATCATGATGTTCATCTACGTCAATATATTGATTCTTTTTCATCAATGCATCTTCCTTTTCCCATTCTTCATTTCTTCAATCATTTCTTTGATATATGAATATTCACTTTCCTCAAAGTCTTCATCTTCAGGATAATCATTCATCATATTTTTTTTAAAATGAGTATATGTCTCTAGATGCTCTAGAGTTGTTTGATAGTATTCTTCCATATCAGATGATACTTCCTTCATTAGAAGAATATCATTTATTTTTATCTGAAATACATTATCTTCTAAGATTTCTGGTATTACCCAGTTATACAAAGAGATTGATAGGGTAGATTTCTTTCCAAATGAATACACAATTTTGAGGGGATTTATTAGATATACTTTTTGAAATTTTTCAGAATCTTCAGTAAATACTTCAGAGATCAAATCTTCACCAGTAATAAGTCTGACAAATTTTATTGCAGTTGGTGTTTCTATGGGTTGATGCATTTTACTATCCTTCCTTCAAATCTATCTTGTATATTTTGAATGTAAACTTTTCTTCTGAATAGATTTGAATACGAGAAGTGAAATGATTTAGTGTATAATTCTCTTTCTTCTTGTATCTCAAATCGTCAGCAATATCGTATAGTGTAGCATTTGTTTTGGTCTCAGACTTTCTTAGGCTTCTTCCTATAGATTGTAGATTTCTAATTCTTGATTTGGATGGACTTGCAAAGATCACATTATGTAAATTGCGAATATTGATTCCTGTGGATGTTGTACCGTAAGAGGCCACAATAATTGCATTTGTTTCGGTTTCAACAATCTTTCGAATCTCCTCACGAACATCAACATTTACGGAACCATGAATAAAAAATACTTTTCGATCTTTTACTTTACTATTTATCATACTGTGGAGAATGGTACCATGTTTCTCAACATACTGATAAAGAACGAGTGTATTACCTTCAAGTGATATAGCTAAATTAGAGATGAATTTGTTTCTCGCTTCATTAAGTACGAGATATTCAATTTCTTGTTGATAAGTATATTTGGTTGCTGCTTTACATGCTATGTCAGAATGTTTGAGTAGAAGACATTTGATTTTGAAGTCTGCAATATGTTTTTGATCCATCAAATCTTTGGTTGTAATAACTTTGTTTACTGCACCAAATAATCCCTCAAGGACAAGTTTATGTGTCTTGGTACCATCAAGAGTACCTGTGGTACCTATTCTATATTTGGCATTTATTAAACTTGTCATGATTGAAATGAGAGATTTGGCTTTAAATTGATGTGCTTCATCTCCAATAACAAAATCAAATTTACTGAAATATTTGGGTGGTAGTTTATGTAATGACTGCCAAGTGGATATTGTTATACACTTATGAGTATCTTTATCTTGACCCTGATATATTCTATGAACAAAGTCTTCTACATTCCATCCATTATTTTGTGAATAATCTTGAAAGTCTGAATATAACTGTTCCACCAAAGATACGTTTGGTACAATTATCAGACCATTTTTTTGTGTCTGTAGTAAGTATCTGATAATCAGGTAAATAATTAATGATTTACCCGATGCTGTTGGAGATAGAAGCAAAGCCCTCTTTTTTCTTATTGCAGCCACAAACGCATCAATTTGATAATCTCGAGGTTGATATTTTGGATTTAGATTTTCTATAAATGTGTTGGCTTCAGCGAGAGAGAATGCTGTATCAAAATCATCTTCATAAGAATATGAATAGTTTCTGTCTTTGAAGAACTTGATTATATGGGGAAGAAGACCTCTATATATGAATTTTGTTCGCACATCAAACAGATATATTTTACCATTCCAAAGTTTAGCACGAAATTGTGGAGTAAACTGGGCGCCTGGAACAAAAAAAGTAAAATGATCTCTTAATTCATATGAAACAGATTCTTCACAATCTATTTGAAGGTACACTTCATTTTTGTTTTTGATAACATTAACCACCCTTTATATACCTTTCCCAATCTACGATTGATTTCATTTGCCATGTTCTTGACGATAATTCTTTGATGACTCTTTCACAGTAGTCTACAATTTCTTGATGAATAGTTTTTTTGATGAGTATTTTATTGAGGTCTGGATCAGAATCCAAATAGAGAGGAATGTCTTGTCTTAGAACTTTTTTGAGGAATGGTTCCCATTCATATTCTTTGAGATCGTCAGGATTATTCAATTCTCCCATATAGTATTCAGTCTTGACCTTTTTCAGTAGGTTGTATTCATAGTTTAGTTTCTTGACGATAAGATTATGATGTGATAGTATATTTAGATACTTGGCATGGAGATTGGGAATGCGAGATAATTCTTTAGAGATTTCTGTTTGATCGATAACAGAATCTTGTGACCATTCATTTGAAAGAGATTCGATGGTAACAGGTGGTTTCATGGATATATCCTCTATAATACAATCTATCTATTATAAAGGATTTCCAGAAATTGTCAAGTGTTTTTATATGCCTACACTATAATGAGAATGTGGTGCAATACCACCAAATTTCTTTCGAATATTATTATTTAATTCTTCAACTGGTACTGATGGTTTTTCCCAACCAAACACTCTATCTAATTTTGAATACAATACTTCTTTTTGTTTCCCACCACCATATGCATTTATGGATACATGACCTTCAAAACCAGCAAGAGCTTTTCTGACACCATGTCCAATATGTAATAATGTTTTCACACCTTCTTCTGTATTAGTGTTATCAGGTCTCATTATTGTCCATGGACTTCCAGATTCGCCAGAGGGATCTGCATAAGGATTTTTAACCATGAAATCTAGAGATACATGATTAGGTTTACTTTTTCCGAAAAATCCTGACTTTTTTGTTCCTAAAGTGTGTACATGGATTTTATAATTTCCACTTTTGTGTGTCCATATATCAGCACCCGTTTCATGATCTTTGCCTGATCTTGACCATTCTTCTTCAGATTCTTCAGATTTTTCTAAAGCTTCTGTAATAAACTGTTTAAATGATAACATTCTTATAGCCTTTCAATCTCATAAAAATCATATCTGAAGGTCACGTCCATTGTTATTGCATTATCTGCATTGATCTTGCTATCAAACTGAAGTGCAGATAAAGAAATTGGATGACAATCTTTGAATAGAACTCTGAAATTTGGTACATTGGCATTTGTGTTGACTGTCAGAATAGCATCATGATATGGAGTGCCTTTAGAATTATAATATCTTAC